ATCATATACACATATTATTCGAAACATTTATGCAGATCCAAGTAAAGTCTTTGATGAACTCTTAGATGTAAAAGAAATACTAGAATGTGGTAATGATATTGCATATTATTACGATGATCTTATTGCAAATAATAACTCAGCAACAAACAAACGTGAACATAAAAGATCGTTATGGATGTGTTTGCTTTCGGCAAATGCTCTAGAGGGAATACGATTTTATGTTTCCTTTGCCTGCAGTTGGGCATTTGCCGAGCTTAAGAAGATGGAAGGTAACGCAAAGATTATTAAATTTATTGCAAGAGATGAGAATACGCACCTTGCTGGTACAACAGTCATGATTAAAAATCTTTTAAAAGAAGATCCAGAGATTGCAAAGATTGCAAAAGAAATGGAACCAGAAGCAATTAAGTTATTTACTAATGTAATAGAACAAGAAAAACAATGGGCATCATATCTTTTCAAAGATGGTTCTATGATAGGACTTAATGAAAGTATATTAAAAGATTATGTGGAATGGATTGGTTGTAAACGAATGAGAGCATTAGGTTTACCTTGTCCTTATACAGTTCCACAAATGAATCCACTACCTTGGACCGAAAAATGGATATCAGGTGGTAATGTTCAAGTAGCACCACAAGAAACTGAAATAAGTAGTTATGTGGTTGGTGGAGTAAAACAAGATGTATCTGAAGATACGTTAAAAGGTTTAAGTCTGTGAGTAAGAAAGTTTTACAGGTAGTTAATCTATCGCCACCTATTGATGATTCATTCTTTGATAAACTAGAGAATGTTCATCCTATGAAACAAATAGTATATGCAGCAATTATTCAAGTCTTTGTATTTGGATTTATGTTATTAGCATTTAAATTAATTGGAGTATTAATATGATAGAAATATATGGAAAAGAACTATGTCCATATTGCGATAGAGCAAAACAATTATGTGAAAAAGATGGATATGAATTTACATATCAATCGCTTGGAACAGATTTTACTAGAGATGAATTATTAGAAATGTTTCCAACAGCAAAAACATTTCCACAAATTAAGATTGATGGTGAAGCAATTGGTGGATATGATGAGCTTTGGAAATGGTCACTTAATCAAAAGGTATCATGATATTAGAGTGCGAATATTGCTATAACCGTATAGTTATCAAACCAGACGAAAGAGATGTTAAAATAAACTTCTGTCCTCACTGTGGAGAAGCCACAGATGATGATATGGAAGAACTCGATTTTGATGAATGATTGGATATACAAAGGTAGAAAATTTGAACCACCCGAAGAGTTTACTCCAGATGTTTGGTATGGATTTGTCTATTGTATAACTCATCGAGGTACTGGTAAAAAATATGTTGGTAAGAAGTTCTTTTGGAGCTCTAAAACATTACCAATAACAAAGACTCGTAAACGCAGAAAAAAACTAAAAGTAGAGTCAGATTGGAGAGATTATTATGGCTCCAATAAACATCTAAATGAAGAAGTCAATAAACACGGTAAGGACTTTTATCATAGAGAAATAATTCATTTGTGTAAAACAAAGGGTGAATGTGCTTATATGGAAGCGAAAGAGCAATTTGATAGGGATGTATTACTATCAGATGACTATTATAATGGTATAATTAATTGCAGAATAGGTGCAAAAAGTGTGAAAAACCTGTTTACAAATGACTAAAACTATGGTATAATAATACTATTATGGCGAAAATATACAAATTCCCTTCAAAACAAGAACTAGAAAAAAGGGAAATGTGGAAAGAATACGAGCAAGAATATAATAGAGTTCAAGATATGAGTGATGAATGCGTTGGCTCATCACATTTTTTACTTGAAGTTTTAGAAGAGTTTATTAATACAGGTGAGGTATCTCCATCCTTTATGGATATGAATTTTCGTGATGAAACAATACAAGAATCAAGAGACATGTTTGTTGTAGTGAATATGATAAATGCAATGTTTAATCGTTATATTGGAATAGATCATGCGCTTCACAGAGAAATGGATCGTGTATATACAAAGATTAAACTTCTTACACAACAACATGATAAAGCAAAAAAAGATTTAAAAGATGTGATTTTTAATCCGGAGGATTTTGATGATTCTGATTGATTATAGCCAAATAGCTATTAGTAATATTATTGTACAGAGATTAAATGATGAGAATATGATACGGCATATGATACTCAATAGTATTCGTATGTATAATAAAAAGTATCGTGATCAATATGGAGAAATGGTCATATGTGCCGATGGTATGAATACCTGGCGTAAAGAATTTTATCCATTTTATAAAGCAAATCGTAAAAAAGGTAGAGAAGAGTCAGCACAAGATTGGACTGAAATATTTAGAATCTTACATCTAGTACGAGATGAAATAAGAGATTATTTACCTTATAAAGTTATACATATGGAAGGTGTAGAAGCTGATGATGTAATAGGTACATTAGTATTACAAACTCAAGAATTTGGTATGGCTGAAGATATTATGATCGTATCCTCAGATAAAGACTTCATTCAATTACAAAAGTTTGGTAATGTAAAACAATTTAGTCCTATACAAAAGAAATTAGTTACAGATAGTAATCCAAGAACATATTTGTTTAATCATATTATGAGAGGAGATAGTGGTGATGGTATACCTAATGTTCTCTCAGCCGATGATACCTTTGTATCAGAAAAGAATCAAAGTCCATTACGTCAAGCACGTATTGATGAATGGCTAGAAAGCTCAGATAATCTCAGAGAAGTTATGGACGAAGACATATATAGGAATTATCAAAGAAATAAAAAACTTATTGATTTAACTGATATTCCTGAAGATGTACAACAAAGTATTATAAATAATTTTAACGGGCAAACAAAAACGCCAAATATGAAAGTATTAAATTATTTAATAAAAAAGAGATGTAATAATTTGATTGAAGTCGTGGAGGAATTTTACAATGGCTAAAAAATTAATTTCAGAAGTTTTATCAGGAGCTTCTAAACTATCTAAAAAAGAGGAGCGAATCGCGTTCCTTAGAAACAATAGATCACCAGCATTATTAGACATATTACGTATCGCATTTGACGATGATGTCGTAACAGTATTACCATCAGGTGCTCCAACATATCGTAAGGATGACGCTCCAGCTGGATATGAATACACAAGTTTACATAAATCATTTAGAAGATTTAAATACTTCTTTAAAGGCCCAGTTGCCAATGCAACTCCGCCCTTACGCAGAGAAGGAATGTTTTTAAGTTTATTAGAGTCACTACATAGTGACGAAGCTGAATTGCTTATAGCGGCAAAAGATAAGTCGCTAAAATACAAGGGTATCACGAAGAAATTAGTTCAGGATGCCTTTCCTAACTTGATTAAAAAATAAGGAGGTGATCATCATCTACACTTATATTATGATAGTATTAAATTTAATTAAACAAATTTGGAGAATGCCTATGAGTTTTATTCAAATTGAAAGACTGAAGAAAGATATTTCTGAAGCACAATATTATCAAAAAAGATTAATTAAAAAAGGGAAGCATGTATTGGCTTATAAGATGGGAAAAAAAATTGATTACATGTATCATATGTTGAATGATATAAAAGCAGTTTAGGAGGAACAGGCCGAGAGGCCGAAAGGCCTCTCACTTTATTATGAATTTATTTGTATTAGATAATGATCCAGTGAAAGCAGCGCAGATGCAATGTGATAAACATGTTGTAAAAATGATTGTCGAATCTGCTCAAATGTTATCCACTGTACATCGTATGCTCGATGGAACTATGGAAAGAAGACTGTCTAAGTCTGGTAAAGTAAGAGTACAATATTGGAAATTAGATGACGAAAGAGAAGATATTCTCTATAAAGCTTGTCATTTTAATCATCCATGTACTATATGGACAAGAGAAAATTGTTGCAACTATGGTTGGCACTATTTACATTTTAAAGCTCTTTGCGTAGAATACGAACATAGATATAATAAAGTGCATGCAACATATAAAAAACTAGGTGAAATATTAAAGAATAAACCTAATATGATACCACATGAAAGTCATATGACACCATTTAAATTGGCAATGAAATCAAATCCAGAATGTATACATATTGATGATCCTGTAAGATCATATAGAGAATTTTATCAAACTAAACAGAAAAGGTTTAAAATGGAATGGACAAATAGACAAAGACCGGAGTGGTTTCATGCAATATAAATTTTACGAAAGAAGATATTCATTTAAAGGTAATTTTGCTTATGCTGCAAACTGTATTCGTCATGCGTTAGATATGATGGGTCATACAGAGTCAGAAACAGAGGAAGCAGATCTACATATTTACAATCATACGTGTAGAGACCTTGAACCTTTTATGGAAGAAAATGCTATTATCTTTAAACCCACAGCACCAACAAGTAAACACTTTCAAATATGTGATTTAGGATATGCCAATAGTTCTCGTATTACATTTGAAGAACCAGTTGAATATGAATATCGTACATATGATAATACTGAATGGAATGAAATACAAGATATGGTTGAAAGAAGAGCAAATAAGTGGGATGATTCCATAATGCTAAAATGGCCAGATGCAAAAGATGTAAAAGATGATCATATACTTATTATTGGCCAAATGCCAGAAGATGAAACAGTCATGGGATTTGGATTTGGTGACCATTGGAAAAAGATGTATCAAATCATTGATAAATTAGATGATTATAATCTTGTGATTAAATTGCATCCACGTATTCGTAAAGCAAGTCATCGTGTAAGAGATATAAATAAATGTATAAAGGAATGGGAACTAAGAGGTCATCAGGTGTTTAGTGGTTACGAATCTATACACAGTATTTTACCTCATACGAAAGTAGCTATAACAGAAAATAGCACAGCAGGTATTGAATGTATGATGCATGATGTACCAATCATATCGTATGGCTATCCAGACTATCATTGGATAACAAAGGATTTAAGAAT